AATACACATTGCGGTCAACAGCGCAAACACTGTGGAACTTGCCCGATGTATCCCACAGCATCCACCCAGCGCGTTGATCGCCGCGAGAGGAGTAGAAGACAGACATAGTGCCATCATTGTTAATCAGGAAGCAGTATGACTCAGCCCGGTCAAAGCCACCTTTAATACTTGCAGACTGGATGGGAGAACGCATCAGATGGGTAGCGGTCACAGACACATTCTCTGTGTTGTAGGCTTGCTCCACTTCACTATACACATAAGACCCCAACATCTTGCCAGAGGCTTGCGTATAGAGGGTTGCACCATCAAAGGGCTGTGGTCGCATATAGGACGAACCATAGGGTGTTTGACGCTTGATTATGGCGTTTGCAGGGGTAACAGGCCTATCAGTGAAAGCAGGAATGAATGACTCAGAAGAAGCAGAGAATATCTGTAGGTCACGATTAACCACAAGATGACGGATATGAGAGAACTCACCAAAGTTAGAGTTAAGATCAATGGCATCACTGTCCGCCCCCGTGCCTATGTCGAAGTTAAAGAAGTTGGCAGACTTGGAAGCCCAGACATGACCGGGCTGTGCTGTCGTGCCAGCAAACCACAGGCGACCTTCGTGGAATGTTACAGCAGCAGGGTAGCCGCGAACAGCAGAGTAAGACTGCTCATACCACTCTGGGGTAGCAGCACCGCTTGAGATTTCAACAGAACCGCCACCGATGGCAGAAGAAGAGGCATTAGACCCAGCAGTGTATTCAAATGTATTAAGGTCAATAACCTTGCTTACAGTTTTTGTTCCCTCCATGTGAGAGGCGTTAAGACCTCCCAAAGCCCCCACGCGATCAATAACAAAAACGTCACCAGCACCCATACCGTGAAGAGGCATAGTAACTTGAACAGCACTAGTGCCAGCAAACACCTCAATAGAATCTGGCGCAAGGCGACGAAGTATCGTGCCAGTAATGTCCACCCTAACTTGAGTTGCGCTAACATATGTTTTTATCTCACAAGGCGTGTTACCAATTAGCAGATACGAACCAACGTGACCTGATACAAAGTAACTACTGCTTGCAGTTACAAGAACATTCGTGCCGGACGTAGCCGCAGGGTCTAGTGTAACACCACCCTTTTGAAATTTGTAGTAGGGGTGTGTTGGAGAATCATCATTACCATTGTCCTCAAACTCAAACACCTCAGAGACAAAGGTCTTCAATCCAGTCCGGCGAATAAGACGAGGGGGGAAGGTTTCATGGCAGATGATTGTTACATCGCCAGAGGAGGCCATTGTAATTTCTTTTAGCTTTGCCGTTGTCCACGGGCAACTGCTAGAGCCAGACAGGCTGACAGGTGTGGTATCAACTTCACCAGTAGTCGGGTTGATAAAGAAAATGTCGAGAGCGTTGTTCTTGAAGCAAAAGATATACCGCTCGTCATCCGAAAAGATAAACGGCTCAATGCGAATCTCTAACTCGTTTGCAGGAGTTACAGTATCGCTAAACTGATAGATGAACTCACCACCAGCGCGTTTCTTTACACCACCCTCATTAATGATAATAAAGTTACGCACCTTCTGCGCGCCAGCCTGATACACAGCAGCGTCCACACGGGATGTAAAGGATGGGCTAAGTTCGCCAAACTGAAAGCTGTGAAGCGGAATCTTAATCTTCGCCATTATGACAGCCTTTCAGTGATAAACCTCGAAGTCGTAAGTTTGCGTGTCGTGTTCTGCTGGCTGTCAAGGTTACGGGCTTTTGCCATAAGGTTGTTTGCCTTGATTTCCATAATCTGTGTCAGACCCTCGTTCCGAGCAATAGAACTTGCAAAGATGGCAGCAAGGGAATACTCGACAGCAAGTGTAAAGTAGGAAGGCCAATCAGACTCATCTGCACGATAGATGTAATCAGCAATAACCTGATCTTGGTCTGAGGTGTTGGTAAATACCTTGTCGCCGTAGATTGTATGGTTCGTATTGTTATCATTTACAGTAACGGCGTTAAGCATCAAAAGGTTAGATGGAAGCTGATAGGCCGCATCAAAGCGTCCAGTCGGCTCATCTGATAAACGACTAAGCTGCGCTTGCTCAGTAGCAAAACGCCAGCGTGTGTTGCAGAGACTAGCTTGCGCTACGTCTTCATACATATTAACAGCGACCAGTGCCTCTGTTGTATTGTCTTCAAACGAAGTAATAGGCTCTGCCCCAATAAGGATCAAAGCCCGTGAACAAATGTCGATAGCACTGTTAGCTACTGTGGATGTCATACTTACCTCGTCAAGAAAGGGGGGAGCAGCAGTTTCCCACCGCTCCCCTACCAGACTTAGTTGTTGTCCAGAACTTCGTAGATGCCGTTATCGTCGATACCGATAGCACCCATGCTCATGTGAGCAGTGACCAAGTGAGCCACTTTCTGCGGCACATAGTTCACTTCGGTTTGAACATCAGAACCAACACCCAGACCAATAGCAGAGCTATGGTAGGCAAAGTTCTTACCGCCAGCAACAGCAGACGTTGAGAAGATCTTGAAGCCCAAGAACTCTTTCATTGTCATGCCGCCAGCAAACGGGAGGTTTTGGTCGCCAACAAAATCGCTAGATGCGAACTCGTTGATGCTGAACAGGTCAGCGTAACCAGCAGGAGACATTGCAAGATAGCGGTTGCCATCTTCCGGAATGTCAGCAGAACCCATTGTTTCAAACAGGGTCAGCAAGTCGCCTTTAACCAGCGCGCCAGAAGTGTCAGCAATCTGAGTGCTGTTTGCGCCAGCGTCGAGAGCAGCAACAATCAACTCGTCAGTCTTACGACCCAGAGCATAAGCAGCCGACTGAGCAACAGCTTGACGTTCGTCAATGTTGGTTTTCAGTTCGTCCAGCTTGTCGATATACTCAGGTGCGTAGTGATCGGTCAGCGTTGCTGATACGTTGGTGTGTGCGACTTCCATGCCAGTAACATCGCCGTTACGAGACTTGGTGTTAGCAGCACCTTTACCAATTTTTTGAAATTTAACAGTAGAACCCGTTACGCCATTAACCTGACGGACAGTGTTACGGAGTTTAGACCCCATACGCTGATACGCCAAATGAACATCAGATTCAAACTGCGTGATGAAGGCTTGATCAATAGTATTAGCCATTTTCATTCTCCAGTTTAGAAGTTTCAGTTACAATGTCAGGAATGGTTGTCCGTGCGTTGCATCATCTAGTTATCCGTTTCCGGGCTATCCGCGTATCATCGGGCCTCTAACAAAAGAATAATGCCCGAAACAATGTATTTTAGCAATATAAAAAACACCGCCCCAATCGAAAGAGGGACGGTGTTTAGGAGGGGTCTCGTGTATTACTTATTTATAAAGTTTAGCGAAGCCTTCGTCAACTTGCTTGACAAAAGCTGCATCGCGTCGAGTGTTATCCCAGTAGCGCGGGTCTTTCATCATAGACTCCAACTCAGCCTTGTCGAGAACTGTCGGGGCAGTAATATCGCCACTAACAGAAGTGTCAGACATTGCACCCATGAAATGCTCGAGGAGTTCAATACCCTCGGCAGTTTCACCAAGACGCATAATCTCACCACTCAGTTCAGTAGGGACATTCTTTTGCGACCACAGTGCCACAGCCTCAATACGAGCCTCGGCGTTGTCACCCAGCTTGGCGGACTCAGCATCAAGGTCGGGCTGGTCGGGCATCATACGAGCCAAACCTTCGTTAAACTCATCCTGAGAGAAACCGTTCTCCCAAGCAAAGTTTGCCCACCAATCTACATTAGGATCATCTGCCAGTTCGTCAGCACCCTCTGGAAGGGTGTAGTCACCAGATGATTCAGGGCGATTAGCAAAAGCCTCTTGCTCAATTTCACCCATAATAGATTCGCGCAACTCATCTTGCCCCTTACCTAGCTTGCTCTCTAGGGAGGAATAAGAAGTTACCAAATCTTCTGGAGACTTAAATTTTTCAGGAAGCCACTCAGGGCGGCTGTCTGCTACCTCAGTTGTTACGGCTTCAGGTGCTTCGGCTTGCGCTTCCACATTATCTGTTGCTTCACTCATTTACTTTCTACCTTTTCTGCATGGTTAATGCGCCGTTCAATTAGCGCGACTATAAAGCGTTGACCCTCCAAGTGACGGAGTTCGCCATCGCTAATGCCTCCGCCAGCTACCGCATCCAATGTAATAGAGCGGAGATAACGAAGAACCTCTTTGCCCGCCGGAGTTCCCAGCAAGGCTTTAATATCCATAGAAATCTTTTCGTCCTCTTTTTGTGGTCGAGGAAAACCATCTACTCCAATATGTGACATCTATACCACACCACCGCCTTGTTGCTGCGCTTGCATCTGCGCCATCATTTGTTGCATCTGTTGAATTTGTTCACGCTCGGCTTCGTCTCTGATTAGGTTATCAGGAACGCCAAACTTCTTAGCCAAGTAAACCGCTGTCTCTTCTGAGTCGATAAGCAAGTTGACCATCTCCGGCCCGAAGTTTGCACCAACTAC